ATTAGAATACTGAACTTGTTCTATAAGATATTGATGTTTAACTTGAGCGAAAATTCTTCTTTCATCAGTATCTAGAAATATATAATCACAATAAAAAGCAATATTAAATATGGAAGGTGATGAGTTATTAGAATAAATATAGTCTTGAGTATTGTTAGGATCAGAATAAACGTAATTTTTATTTAATTGAACATTAATCTTAACTTCATGGTATTGTAATGCAATTAGAGGAAGAGCGAGACCAGGATTTTTACAAAACCAGAATTGAAGAGGAACATAAGTTTTAGAATTATTATTTTTATTTATTAATTGACCAGAAAGCATACGACTTAATTTTTCCATATCTTCGTTAGAATGTGTTAGTTGAGCCCATATATCCATCCATGTACCATATTGTTTATCAATAACTTGGCCACCAATAACAACTTCAACATAATCGATAATTTGATGACCTAAGCGCCATGAACCAGGAACACCAGAAGTATCCCAATCAATTTCTAAAATAATTTGAGAAAGAAGGTCTCCATTACGACTAATAACAGTGGATAATAATAAATCTAATTTAGAAGTTGAGTCAGTAGGAACTTCAATAGATTCGATAGAAAAATTGGTATGTCTTTTATAAACGACTTTAAAATAAGTAATTTGAGGATTACCAGTTAAATAAATATCTTGTGCCCCATAACACATAAGTTGCATTACACCACCACCCATATTATATAATATATATACTATTATATATAATATAATTTAATTAGAATAAGCGACACCTCCCATACCACTCATAATACGTAAAACATTATAATTAATAGCCCATATACTAATAAATTTTGCTTGTGAATTTAAATCTAAAATTAGAGTTGCATTATCTATACGTGAAAAATTACAGGAACCTGAAGGTTGATGTTCCTCTGGTTTTAAAGCGAAACTATATACATAGAACCCACCAAATGGTTCAACTAAATAATCATAATATGGAACAGGTATAGGACTAATATAACCAACTTGTTTATTTCCACCAGTATGATATTGATATGGTTGAACACACCTGAAATAGGTACCATCTCTTTCTTTAAAACGGTCATTAAGATTAAATTGTAATTTTGCAGAGTTTACCATATCAATTGTATAATTATTAATACCGTCAATAGCCCAAAAATCAAAAGGATAGACTGGGCTATTTTCTATATTATATTCTCTTTGAACAGCCCAAACTAATTCTTTAACAGGATGACTAAATTCTAAATTGATTTGTGTCTGTAAGTTAGTAATAGGAATTTTATTAGAAAATTGTATTTGTTCAATAAGATATTCGTGTGAGTTTTGGGTAAAAAGTCGTCTTTCATCTGTATCTAAAAATATAAAATCACAATATAGAGCAATATTAAATATAGAAGGAGAACTAGAATTAGAACTAGAATAAATATATTTTTGAGGATTGGACGGATCAGCATAAACATAATTTGAATTAAATACAATATTTATTTTAACTTCATGATATTGTAAAGCAATTATAGGAAGAGCTAGACCTGGATTACGACAGAACCAGAATTGTAGAGGAATATATATTTTAGACTTATTAAATTTATTATTAAGTTTTCCTGATAACATAGTACTTAATTTTTCCATATCTTCGTTTGTATTAGTTAATTGAGCCCATATATCCATCCATGTACCATATTGTCTATCTATTCTTTGACTACCTATTTCTATATCAATATAATCTATAATTTGATGTCCTAGACGCCATGAAGCAGGAACACCTGAACTATCCCAAGTAATTTCTAAAATAACTTGAGATAGTAAATCACCGTATCTTTGTATATTATATAATATACTTGAACCTAATTTATAATTAGTATTAGATGGTATATCAATAGCTTCTATAGAAAAATTAGTATGTCTTTTATATACAACTTTAAAAAAAGTAATTTGTGGATTACCAGTTAAATAAATATCCTGTGCACCATATGCGACTAATTGTAATAAACTACCACCCATTTTATGTTATACTTATTATTATAACATAAAATAATAATTAAAATTATATGTATTTATATGAGACTATAATTATCATTTGAAACTATAAAATTAATAGTATTTTAATACATATATCATTATAATTTATTTTTTAATTACTATATGCAACACCACCCATACCGCTCATGATACGTAATATATTATAATTAACGGCCCATATACGAATATTTTGAACTTGTGTATTTAAATCTAATGATAATATTGAATTATCAATACGACTAAAATTACAAGTTCCGCTAGGTTGATGTTCTTCTGGATTTAAACCAAATGAATACATATAAAATCCACCAAATGGTTCAACTAAATAATCGTAATATGGAACTGGAATAGAACTAATATAACCAATTTGTCTATCTCCACCAGTATGATATTGATACGGTTGAACACAACGGAAATATGTACCATCACGTCTCTTAAATCGATCTAATGTATTTAACTTAATTTGTGATTTTAATGTTAAATCAATATCATATTTATTATTCGATGGATCTATTTGCCAGAAATCAAAAGGATGTAGAACTATTTCTGTAGAAGTTTGTGGAGTTCTCTGTAAAGCCCATATTATTTCTTTAACAGGATGATTAAAATGCATTTCTATTTGATTAGGACCAGGCGTTACAGGTAATAAATTAGAATATTGAACTTGGTCTATTAAGTATTCGTGTGATACTTGTGCAAATCTACATCTTTCATCCGTATCCAAAAATATATAATCACAAAAAATGCTTACTTTATTAATAGATGGTGTATTTAAACCCGAATTTATATATTGTTGGCTATTTATAGGATTAGCATAAACATAACTAGAATTAAATTGAATATTAATTTTAACTTCATGATATTGTAAGGCGATTAATGGTAAAGCAAGACCAGGATTTCTACAAAACCAAAATTGTAAAGGAATATATAATTTACAATTTCCATTATTATTGGTTAAATTACCATTCAACATACGACTTAATTTATTCATATCTTGATATGAATGTGTTAATTGTGTCCATATATCCATCCATGCGCCATAATGTTTATCTATTACAAGACCACCTATTTCAACTTCAACAAATTCTATAATTTGATGACCTAATCTCCATGTAGCAGGAACCATAGGACTATCCCAATCTACTTCGAGAATAATTCGAGATACGAGGTCAGCATTACGGGTAATAACACAAGAAATACGAGAACCTAATTTAGTATTACCGTCGGGTGTAATTTCTATAGGTTCAATAGCAAAATTAGTATGTCTCTTATATACGACTTTAAAGAAAGATATTTGAGGATTACCAGTTAAATACACATCTTGACTACCATATGCGACTAATTGCATTAAACTACCAGTCATTTATATATAATTAATATTATGTTATAAAATAATAATAGTATTTATTTGAAAAAAAATAATATGAATGAGCAAATATTATATTAATAATAAAATTTGATAATGAATTCTATATTTTAATTTAAAAAAATAGAGAGATATATTATATTAAAATGTCGATGTTTCAAGAGTTAGATCCAAATGCAGATACAGAACGTGTTGCAGGTGTGCAATTTTCAATATTGTCACCTGACGAAATACGAAGAAGATCTGTAGCTGAAATATATACTAATGAAACGTATGACGGAGATATACCGAAGGTCGGTGGTTTATTTGATCCAAGAATGGGTGTATTGGAACACGGTAAGAAGTGTCCTACAGATGAATTGGATAATAGACATTGTCCAGGATATTTTGGTCATATTGAATTAGCAAAGAAAGTGTTCTATATGCACTATATAAAATATACAATAAAATGTTTAAGAAGTGTATGTTGGCGTTGTTCTAAATTATTAATCTCTCATACTGATCCAGATGCTATTAAAATAACAAATAGTTCCAAAGGTGTTAATAGATTTGTCGCTATAACTGACTTATGTTCAAAAATAAATATATGTGGTGTTAAAAATAATGATGGTTGTGGAGCAGTTCAACCACAAACAATTAAAAGAGATGCTGCAATAGGTAAATTATTGGCAGAATGGAGAAAAGGAGATATAGGTTTAGAAGAAACGGACGAAGAAAAGAAGAATGAAGAAAAGAAGGAAGAAATATACAATCAAGTTGTATGGGATGCGGATGATGTAGAAAGAATTCTACGACGTATAACCGATGAAGAAATAGAAATAATGGGTTTTAATAAAAAATATTGTCGTCCAGAATGGTTAATATGTTCTGTATTACCTGTAGCACCGCCTAGTGTTCGTCCATCGGTTCGTGCAGATAATAATACGAGAATGGAAGATGATTTAACACATAAATTATGTGATATTATTAAAACAAATAAAACATTAAAACATAAAATAGCTACTAATGCAGCAAAAGGTATTATAGACGAATGGTATAAATTATTACAATATCACGTTGCAACATTAGTAAATAATAGCTTACCAGGAATACCACCTGCACAACAAAGAAGCGGTCGTCCATTAAAAGCGATAATGGATAGATTAAAATCAAAAGAAGGTCGTGTTAGAGGTAATTTAATGGGTAATGTGTGAGGTAGGGTCTCTCATTAACTTGCTCATAACAGGTAGTCGCTATATAGGTAACCTGACAAACCTATATAGGAAAACGATGGAAGTTAGGTCAAGATATAACTACCTAGTAAGAAGGAATGAATATTAGTTTATAGATATGAACGAGAAATATAAATTAATACCTTCTTGCGACATCTTCAAATTGCGGGAATATCTGCTAAATATATATCTACTATTCATATTTGGAAACATTTATGAAAACTTGCGTGTAATGACGTAAGAATAGTAAAAACGATATATACAGATGTGAAAACATCGGCAGACAATCCGCAGCAAAGCTCCTAAGTCATAATAATGATATGGAGAATGTTCAGAGACTAGACGGAGATGGGTATCTATATTATAGATGCTTAAGGTATAGTCCAAGTTCTGGTGACAGAACTGTAGTAGGAACCGCCCAAAACCTAAGGATATTTATTAATATCTATGGTTGAAGGTTCTGATTCGAAAAGAGTAGATTTTAGTGCTCGTTCAGTTATTACACCTGACGCACGTTTAAAGTTAAACCAATTAGGTGTTCCATATGATATATGTATTAATCTTACATATCCAGAGAAAGTTAATGCATATAACAAAGAGCGTTTATTATCATATGTAAGAAATGGATATTCAAAATATCCAGGAGCAAAATCAATAAAAAGAAAATCGACAGGAAAAATTATATCTTTGAGTGTTGTTGATACATCAACATTAGAATTATTTGAAGGAGATATAGTTAATCGTCATTTAATAGAAGGTGATATAGTATTATTTAACAGACAACCTTCATTACATAAAATGAGTATGATGCAACATAGTATCGTACCATTGCCATATAAAACATTTAGATTAAATGTATCAGTAACCCGGCCTTACAATGCTGATTTCGATGGTGATAAACATATCTGTCGCCAACAGGAAGCGTGAAAAGCGTGAAACTTCCTAATCAATAGAAATATTGGTAAAACATCTTGTTGCGGGAAACCCCTTAGAACTCTAACTACCACTTTATATGAGAAATTATATAAAGGAACTCGGTTAATAGCCGAACCCAATGGTAATAATGTTAGAGATTGGGCAATCCGCAGTGTCATCTTCTACGTTCGTTATGATAGAATATGAAGAGCATTCAACGACTGAACGGATGTTGGTCAATAATGATGGTCTAATCAACCTGAATTGGCTTAAGATACAGTCTAGTCCCTCTTGGAAACATTAGGGTATCAAC